TTCTATCAAATCGAGGGCATCTATTATTGTTTTATCAGATAAAACTTCGGTCAATATCTTGATAAAATATAAAGATGGAAGAAACTACTCAAAAAAGAACGATTGCCGAGGTATTTAGAGATAAGCGAGAGCTCTTCTCCGGCGAAATTTATACAGGAATCAAATTACTTGAAAGTGTACGTAAGATTCCAGAAGCCCAGGTCACTTTCCTGAGCTTGAGACAGAGAATGTTGGAAGAAAACCACACTCTGATCGAACACTTCACTCAACTAAAAAAGAACTACCGTGAGAAAAAGGGAGAGGAATGGGTTGATGCTTCAAAGAGCCATCAAGTCAGGTACAATTCCAATGAAAAGAACACGATAGTTGACGGTAAGACTGCCTCAATCAAGGAAAAACTTGAACAGGTTGAAAACCAGATAGGATTCTATGCAGAATCAATCAAAACGATAGACGCAGTCCTCTTCGGGATTAAAACTCGTCTAGACGTTCAAAAGCTCCTCGATGGGCATTAAAATTACTCATACGTGATTGTTAACATTTAAAGTTACAGAGGACCGTCGTCATCTACAATTAGTCTCTCACAACCTAAAGGGTGAGCTTAAGGACTTGCAACTCTATTTTAAAAAGAGACAAAAGGGATATCACTTCAATAAACTTTACAAACGGAAACTTTGGGATGGATTCGATAAATTCATTGATCCTGAACTAAGAATTGGAGTCGGTTTATGGAAAGAGGTCATTAACTTCGGCAAGAAGTACGATTACGAGATCAACATTGAGGGTCTTGACGATCTACTCAACCTTAAATTCACCAAGGAACAGCTTGATAAATTTGCATCAGTTCTACTTGATGGAACTGGAATTGACATGCGCGACTATCAGTTAGAAGCAGCGCATCGTGCTCTAAAGTACAAGTTCTGTTCTCAAGAGCTTGCCACCTCAGCTGGTAAAACCTTGATTCTCTACATTTACCTCTCGTTCCTAAAACGTAAGGGCATTATTACTACCGATAAGAAAGCCTTGATAGTGGTGCCAAACATCTCACTAGTTGGTCAAACTGCTGAAAAATTCGAAAAGGATTATGCTACTGGGTTAATAAACTATAATGTACTTTCAGTTGGCGGAACCAATAAGTATTCCGATAAGAAATTCGATGAGGCTGACCTAATCATATCGACATATCAGAGTTTAAAGAATAAGGACGCTGAATTCTTTAAGAAATTTTCAGTGCTGTGTATCGATGAGTGTCACACAAGCCGAGGAGATTCAATCAAGAATATTCTACTTTCATCAACCAATGTTGAGTACAAATTGGGACTTTCTGGTACTATCCAGATTGAAGAACAGTATTCTGATTTCTTCAAGATTCAAGAGTACTTGGGACCTCTAAGCATGACCCTAAAATCAAGCTTTTTGATTGATCAGCAACACTCGCCTAATGTCTATATTAAAATGGTTAACTTGCAGTATCCAGATAGCGAACCTTTCGTTAATCAATACAAAGCCTTGAGAGAATCTGGCCAAGCCGGAAAACAGTTGTTTGATTCTGAAAGGGCTTTCATCGTGGGTTACGAGCCCAGAATCCAATTCATTTCTCAATTCGTTAAGAAACTTGGAGGAAACACTCTAATCCTATTCATTAACGTTAAGGATCAGTACGGTCAACGTATTTGCGATAAAATCAGGGAATGGAATGACCATGCTTACTATATCGACGGTGGAGTGGATGGAGACGATCGGGCTGACTACAAGGAGGCAATGGAACGCGAGGAAGGTGCAGTCATTGTTGCAAGTTACGGAACGTTCTCAACCGGAATCGACCTCAAGAAGGTCAATAATATCATATTCGCTGAAAGTTATAAATCCGAAATCACGATTCGTCAATCGATAGGTCGTGGAATGCGTAAGCTTGCTGGAAAGCATGAAGTTACCGTGTACGATTTAATTGACGATCTTGACGGGTACATCGTGAAACACGGAAAGATCCGCGAAGCAATTTATCTTAAGGAAAAATTCATTGTGTCAAAGCACAGTTACGATCTAAGTAAACTTAAGGGTTAACCAACTTTATTTCAAAGTCTCTATCTTTCCAAGTATGAACGTAATAACTTACGTCGTCTAACTTATGTTCAGTTTGTTCGTATCCCTCTCCCCAACCATCAGAATACTGGCCTGATAATTCTGCTTTGATTGCCTCAATGTCAAGATCTGATAATGCAACAACTTCAACTACGAAATTACCATCTCTAGTTATTCCTTTTGCTCTAATCGTTTCAACTCCTGGAACATCTGAATATTCTTCAAGTTTAGATTCATTGAAGTCACTAACTATATCTTCTTCAAAATCATCAGCCTCTACAAAACCGGAATACCTTAACGGTTCTGCTAAAATTGATGCGGTCTTAACTTCTTCCCAAGCTGCCTCAAAGAATTCGTCCTCATCAATTTCATCATTTAGGTATTGCTTATGCTCGTAACGGAAATCAAAGCCAATCTCGTTAGCCTTTCTCACAAATTCATCAACTCCGTATTGCGAAGCTTTCTCAAACCAGCTTTCGTAATCTACGTGAATGAAGATTGGTGATTCAAACGTGAAGGTTTGAGTTGTTTGAAATCCCATGGTTCCAAGTTCACGAGTGGAATCAGCGTCCATTGTAGGATTGTCAGTTTCAGGCTTACGATCAAAATCGAATTCTAACTGCTTTTCTGTTGTGAACTGTTCGAATAGTTTAATATGTTTCATTTATTGTGTTTTATTTTATAAAGAAGCTTCTCTAACCCATTCGTAAAAATGAGCTTCTGCTGTTTTTCTAAAATTTTCAATTTCACTAGTTATCATTGCTAAGTCTTCTCTAGTTTCAGCAATCTTTGTTAGTTCTGTATCGATCAAATTTAGTAAACTTTGTCTAGATTTCATTGCCTCTTGGCCATTCTCAAGTTCGTCAGCACTAACCAATCCCATGTCAGCAAGTTCCCCAATGTCAGGATTGCTCAATAAATTCTTAATTAGTTCAAGATCAGACTCATCGTCAAGGTAGTTCAAATAGTCTTCTATTTGATAACTTACATCGTCTTCGATGCTATCATGAGTTGATTCTGGATAGATTAGTAGCCAACCTCCGCTTTTGCCGCCAGCTCCAACCTGTTTTATCCATGAGAATGATTCACGATAATCCTCAGCATGCATTTCATAAGTATCTTCCATGTACCTAGCCCAGTCTTCATACATCATTTCATCATCAACCTCCTCTAGGTCTTCTTCTCCTCTTGCCGCTGCCCATTTCTCTAGATCAGGATATGCATGAATTTTCATGTTTAGCGCGTAGTGGGATCTACCTCCATCGCGGTCGTACCAATACCTGTTCTCTAAATCATTCAAAGAGTTAGATAGCTCTTCTAGCTTACCGAGTACTTCAGTATCCTGAAGTTGAGTTAACTTACTTAAGTAATAAGAACCAATATCTCGATTAGCTCTTTCCAATATGAATTGTGAAAATGTGAATAGTCTATTACCTAGCATTTTGTGCTTTACTTATTTCGATTGCCTGTAATTGTTTTACTGCCTTTTTACGACTTGTGTGAGTTCCTAATACTTTGGTTCCCTTTTTGTTCTTTACTTCCCATTTATCTCCGTGCTTAACGATCCTTTCGTTCATCTCGTTAAACTCTGAAAAGCTGTGAACCTTGTTTTCTTGAATTGCCAATTCTAATTGCCTAGCCATAACGACTGGTTGGGCCTCAGTGCTACAACCTAAGGCAGCTGCACATGTCTCAACCTTTTTGACGATCTCAGCTACTTTGTCTTTAATCGCTTCAAGTTTTTGAACTTGTACAGTAGTTAGTTCAGTTGTGTTTTCTTCGATCATATACAGATACTCAAGAAACTGGTCAATTTTTTCCATTTACAGAGATATTTTTGAGGCAATAACTATGCCGAGTATTAATTTAGCGTAAACTAGTTTGAAATGAAAGTACGTGAATATTACGTTTAAGTTTTCTTTGGAAATCTTAACTACTCCCCTTTTTGTGTAAAGCTTGTTGACTGAATTTATCACAGAAACCGCTTCATCCAGAGATTTTCCTCCCAGTAGAGATTGTATGACCTCATTAAAAGTTTCCTTACTTAGTGAAGCCGATCTATCCTTGATTCCGTTGAGCCATAAATCTGCCTCCATCACAATATCTCTCTTGAGAAAAATGTCCCTGGTCTTTAATCCCCTGTCTATTCTTTTAGAGATCTTGTCTAGGCTCTTGACCGCATCTGCAACATCACCGATCCATTCAAGTTCGTCAGCGTACATTGAGATCACCATTTTAGATGGTGTTCCAGTATGCGTAAAATTTATCAAGTTGGGGCTGGTCCTTCTAGTCTGTGAAAACTCTTCATCGAACATCATTGCCATGACCTGTGGCGCGGCTACTTCCATTGAGAATTCATTGCTAAATGGAAAATTCTTCATGAACGGGAAGGCTCGGTTAATCTTAGTTGTTTCAGTAGTGACTTCTCTCACCGGGTACAAGCTTTTTGGTTATTTATTTGGTAAATTAAACCAAATTGGGTATTTAAAGTACAACAAGTATATGTCAAAACAACTCGAACAGCAAATCAAATCACTCGATCTAAAGCAGAATGCAATAAAGATCTTGATTAACTCATTTTATGGTGCATTTGGCAACCGATACTTTTATTTCCACAACAATGATATTGCACAGTCGATTACTCTGCAAGGCCAAGATCTAATCAAGTTCTCAATCAAGGCAGTTAACCACTATTTCACGCATAAGTGGCATTTAGACACAGAGCTTCATGAAAAGCTTGGAATATCAGGCATGAAGATCAATCAGATTGAGAGAGAAGCCGCAGTTTACACCGATACTGACTCAGTTTACGTATGTTTTGACTTTGCAATACAATCGGTCGAAGGTCTAGAATTATCTGAGCGTGAAGCTCTTGAATTTTGCTTGGGAATCAATCGTAATCGATTAAAAAACTATTTTGAACAGGCTTTTGAAAAGTATGCATCTCATTTCAACACAGATAACCGTCAAAACTTTGAGCTTGAGAATTTATCCCGTGCTGGAATTTGGCTTGCAAAGAAAAAATACGTGCTAAAAGTTTCCTATAAAGATAATAAGCATGAAAGACTTCTAGATAAGGAATCATTGATCATCAAGGGTCTTGAAGCAATTCAGGCATCGTATCCGATTTGGGCACGTAAGCATTTACAGGATCTCTATTGGGAACTCTTAGACTTGGGTTACAGTCTAGACCTTGAAAGAGACCTAATTCCTCGACTCTCTACTCTTAAGCACGAGTGTAATCAACTTACGATTGATGAGATTGCCTTTAACTTTTCAGTTAGAGTTTACGAAGATTACGTTAAAAAGTTAAATCCGCTTGAACTTGAAACAGGTATGCCAATTTACGGCAGAGCGGCGGCTTATCATAATCACCTAATCAAAAAGACCAACAATCAAAAATACAATCTGATTCGTAGCGGTTCAAAGATTAAATTCTACTACGCTGCTGCTAACGAACACAATTTTGATATTTTTGCCTATGCTCCTGGTGCTTTTCCTGAAGAGTTCGCAGTGCCTATGGATAGAGATCAACAGTTCTTTAGATTAATTGTTGAGCCTATCAATAAACTACTCGTCGCGATGGGGTATTCTGAATTGACTCCAAGCCTTGCTCGCAAGGTTGACATAATCAAATCAAGAAGTCGCAGCAAGGAGTTCACGCCAGAAGAAACATTCCCGTTGTATGCAGTTAGTTCAGTTACTCTAGAATACGCTGAGATTCCAGAAAGCTGTCAACACTTCATAGGTAATCCTGATTTACCGGTTCCTCAAGAACTTTTCTCAACCTACATTTCATCCATTTCAAAATTTGGTCTGAATACTGTGATTGTTCCAAAGCATGAACTTGTCAAATACAGAGATCGAGTTGCAAAGAAGTTAGGAATTGAAGTATCTGATCCATTTGCGATTCCAGTTGAAACAATGCAAGAATACTTAAGGCAAAACGGATGGACTGAAATAATTGATACGCCAACTGGAGGTTCATGGTTACAAACTGACAAGTATGAAAAGGCCATAAAACAAGGTAAGGACTACTATAAAATGGGTTACGATCTTGATAAAGCCTACAAGAGTGCAATAAAACCAAAGGCTGAAAAGAAGATAAAAGTAACTGATGAAAATTGAGGAAATATCGGCCTTTTTGGAAATTCTCTTACGTAAGAGATTCCATGATGTGCCTGAAAAACAAAAGATTGAAGAGCACAGCTCACGTAAGCTAAATTTTGCGTGTCCAATCTGCGGGGACTCTGATAAAAAGGTTTCCAAGAAACGCGGCAACCTCTATTTAGACACTGGTGCCTACAAGTGTTTCAATGACGGCTGTATGGCGTACTTGCCAATCGGCGAGTTCATTGCCAGAATGAGTAAGGAACATGGTATCATGTTACCAAGCTTTTTATTGGACGGTGATTATCAACCCGTGAAGGTAAAAAGAGTTGAGAACCAACTTTTAAGATTCCTAACCTCTGACACGAGTCAACTTGTAACAATCACCGATATCATTAACCGATTCTCGCTAAAGAGACTTGACCTCGTTCCAGAAACATCTACTGCCTTTCAGTACATCAAGTCCAGGGATCTTAACCTAATCGAGGATTTCGGCGATTGCCTCTACACTGATGCAAGTGATAATAAGGTTTACATATTCAATTTCGATCGCAGGTCAGGTAGATTATTGGGCTTTGCAATTCGTAGCCTTGACCCTAACTCTGATCGAAAGTACATCATTAAGTCTTACACTGATCTCTCGATTATTTTTGCTCAACGTGGATTGAGCAAGGACCTGGTTGAGGACGCTAACTTCTTGAATAATTACTTTAATATCCTGAACGTTGATTTCACTAAGCCAATTCTAATGACTGAGGGTCAGTTCGATTCTCTGTTGCTTGAGAATTGTATTGCAACTTCAGGTGCGTCAAAGGCGCGCAGCATTCTTGCGAATTTAGGAGCAAAAGGCGCAACTCGAGTGGTGTTTGACCGAGATAAAGCCGGTAAAACCCAAATGATGAACTTCATCAAGCAAGGTTACTCGGTTTTTCTGTGGAACAAGGCAATCGATTACCTAAAAAAGAAATACTCTTCAATCGAAGAGATGAAAGAGATTCAAAGAATCAAGGACATCAATGATATGTACTCTTTCATTCATTCCAAGGACTCTGAGTACAGTCCGCGCGATTTTAATCAATGGATCAATAGCTATTTTAGCGAAACTGTGTTTGACATGGCGTACCTATAAATAACTACATGAAACCTAAAGAGCAGAAGAGCATCAAGACCTTCTTAAAACCACGAGCCGGGTCAATCAGGCAAGGCTATTTTAAACCAACATTTCCTGAAAAATACGTCGGGGATCCAACACAAATCATATTTAGATCAAGTTGGGAATTTAAGTTTCTTAAATGGTGCGATCACAGCCCAACCGTAATCAAGTACTCCAGCGAACCGGTTGGAATTCCTTATTACAGCCCATTAGATAAGAGGGGCCACACCTACTACATTGATTTTTATGTGGTTACAAAGGATAACGAAGGTAGGGAACAGTCGTGGTTAATTGAGATCAAGCCTGACAAGTACACAAAACCGCCAACTGCCCCAGCCAGAATGACTGACAAACAAACTGCGAGTTATGTGTATGCCGCCAAGCAGTACATCGTCAATCAGGCTAAATTCGAAGCAGCAAAAGAATTTGCTTCAGTCAGAGGTTTAAAATTCGGAATAATTACCGAAAACTTTCTGTTCAAATCAATATAAAAGATAGTAATGGCAATACATCAAATAAAGGACTACATTGAAACTGGCAAGGTTGAGAACTTTACTCAATCTGGTCCAAATTATCGATTCGCTGAAGAATCGCTACAAGTTCCAATCCTGATTCCAGGTCATGTCTATACGTTTATTGCAAAAACCGTTAAGGGAAATGATGGCTTACCTAGCCTAGATGACTATACGTCAGGTCAAAGTAATGGAGCTAAACCCTACATCGATAACTATCCAATATTCATTTCATTGGGAAGTAGCGGACCAATTGAATTTGGCCTGAATATCAAAGTAATGCCACAGCAACTAAGACGAAAGTTCATTCAGACCTACTTAAACCGAATTCTACCTGTACTGTCTAACTTAACTGACGATAAGGGAAACTTCATAGAGTATCCAAAACGAATCAGGCAGCCAGAAATGAATCCGTTTGGCTCGGTGAATAAGAACTTCATAATGAACCTCAGCCCGTACTCAGGTATTAAATTTGAGTTCCTGGTTGATAAATATAACAGAGACGAAATGCGATACTTGCGCTTAATAGATTGGCCGACCGTGCCAAAGATTGGAGAAGTTAACTACTCTCGTGATGAATCTATTGCGACAAGATCACAAATTTCAGACTTTTTGAAATAACATAACATAAATAAATGGCAGGATTTTTAGATAGCAATCCAGTAAGAGGACTTAGATCAGGTTTAACCGCGCTCAGCCGATTCGGTATGAAGTACGATGATCTACTCGTTAAGAATTCCCAAGCAATCGGTTACATTGAGGGCCAGCTAACGGGATTCAACAATGCACTAGGCGACGACCTAATGAAAGCAACCCTTGCACTATCGGACACAACGTCTTCACTCAAGAACAAGTCAATTGCATTCTTTCAATTGGATTACGTTCAAAAAAGAGAACGTCTTCGTGATCTTGCCTCAAATGGTGAGATTGAATTCGTTATTGAAACAATTGCAGATGATGCAATCGTATTCGACCAGGATAACCGTTTCTGTTATCCAAATGATCTAGTTGGAGAAATCAACTATCGTGGAAAGAACAAGGACGAAAGATTGAATTACCAACAAAAAATCTTGGAAAAGTACCAAGAAAATTTTGAAAAAATCTATAATGCATGGGGATTCGATCGTGGTATTTCTGCATGGCAATACTTCTATCAATGGTTAATCGAAGGTCATTTGGCTTTTGAAATCATCTACGATAACTTGACCAACCCAAAAGATATTATTGGTTTCAAGGAATTGGATCCATCAACTCTCTATCCAGAAGTTAAAAAGGACTCAAGCGGTCGTATTTACCTACAATGGTCTCAACGTGATCCGGTCAATCGAATGAATCGTACCTTGACTGATTCACAGATCATCTACATCTCATACTCAAACGAATTTAGGACAAAACGAGTTAGTTTCGTTGAACGTCTAATTCGTTCATTTAACCTATTACGCTTGATTGAGCACTCTAAGGTCATTTGGCATACAATGAATGCTCCAATTCGTTTAAAGACTACAGTTCCAGTTGGAACCAAGTCAATGCAAAAGGCAAAAGAAGACGTTCGTGAATTTACCAACACTCTAAAGGAGGACATTTCATTTGACGGAAGCTCCGGAGAATTGATGGTTGATGGTAAGCCGAACATCTTATTCTATAAGAACTATGTTTTACCAAAGAACGATCGTGGTGAATCAATCGATATTGAGGCTCTTGAGTATCCTGGACCAAATTTATCAGGTTCAGAGCTCTTAAAGTATTTCCAAGATAAATTAAAACTTGATTCTAAATTACCGTATTCTCGTTGGTCCGAAAATCAAGGATCTTACACAATGAATGCTGAAGGAATCTCAAGGGAGGAAATTCGATACAATAAATTCATTAAACGTCTGCGCTCAGCATTTAAAGAGCTTATGACTAAGCCTCTATACTTACAAATGTGTTTAGACGTGAAGGATCTTAAGTCAGATCACCGATTCGCGAATGCGGTTGGTTTAACATGGCATGATGATAACGTGTTTGAAGAAATTAAGACTCAAGAGCTACTTAACAAGCGTCTTGCAACCCTTAATGCTATGAAAGCTGTAGTTAATGATGAAAATAAACCTTACTTCTCAACTGAGTACTTGATTAAAGAATACTTGAAGCTAAGCGATGAGGATATTGCCAAGAACAAGAGTTATCAAGCTACGTCTGATGGAGAAGCCGAAGCTGCTGCGGCTGGAGCAGCAGGAGGAGCAGCCCCAGCTGGAGGAACCGCCTCTGAGCCTGCTGCAGAAACCGCTCCATCTGGCGAAACCGCTTCTGAAGTAGGAACCAAGGGTC